TATCACTGCCCCGCCAACTGACGGGGTTTCCACTAAAATATCTCCAGCAAAGCCGCCACCGCCACCGCCACCGCCACCGCCACCTATTGTCCAAGACATAATATCACCTCTGTTGTTAAAAAATTGCTTGGCGGGTGTCCTAGCGGGTTGGCCGAGTTACTCCTGTAAAACGACCGTCCCGCCAAGGACTGATTTTTACTGTTTAACGCCTGTGTTTACTTGTTTCATTTTTAGTCCTTAAAAGCGTCCTTGCTGTTTAATCTAGTTTTTTAGATGTTAAAGCGCACTTGCTTTTTAATTAGCTCATATTAATTCCGTCAAGCTATCTAATGCTAATAGAATTTCTTAACAGTAATAAAGCCGATACTTTCGATATTTGCTTGACCGTCAAAAACAGGGCCGTAATACAGCTTATTATAAAAAGTCGAGCTTGCTACATACGCACCGTTAAAATCTGAGTCTCCAGTCTTAAAGAATGTAAACTCGTTACTTATCTTCCTTCCTGATATAACCCCAGGAACCACCGTCTCGCACTGAATAACTACATTATCATTATTGCCTACATCGTACTGACCTGCCGTTTCTGTACTGTTAAACACTGGATATTCTATAAAATTAAAGTTTGGGTGACTTGTTGACATGCAGGTGAAAAAGTCGGTGCAGTTAATATTTCCTTTCATACTAACTTGCAATGTATAGCCGCCAAAGTGCGACCAGTCTATATACTGATAAGTGTCCAGTTTACTCGTGATATTTGTGGATTGCTGCATGCGTATTTGCGTACCCATTACATAGCTTTCAAAAGCTGCACCTTCATAATCCCAATTTCTACCATTAACCTCAAGCTTGTATGATGTTCGAGTCTCTCCACCGTGATAAGAGCCAACCCACTGACTATCATCGCTGTCATATATTGCATAGTCCGTTGCTCCAGTCGTTGCGATGTATGGGGCGCTAAGTGAAAATGCGGCATACCAATTTATGTTTTTTAATGGTTTTGATAGTTGAGACAATGTAAACATATTGCAGCCAACTATATTTGCCTTATCAACGCCAGTAGATCCAGAGTGGGTAACTTTCAACGTCCTTGTGTTGGCTGTTGATCGCTCACTAAACTCAGCTGGTATCTGATAAATTAACAGTCCAGCATCCCCTGATGGCGATTGAGTGGCTGCACCTTGAAGGTTAACGGCTATACCATCAACAGTCACAGCAAACCCATTTGGAAACGTTGTTGTTGATGACGCTTGAATCATTAAGTTAATAAATCCGTCTACAACCTCAACGCTTTCGTACTCGACATACTGACCGTTTGTTGATAGAAAATACTTACTAAGACCAGCGCCTTTATCAAAAGAATCAGACGAAGCCTGTCCATACTTTGACAGCCTTTGGTAAACGCTACCACCAAATGTTTCGGTTGTCGTTGTTGCTGCAACCACGTCTGTCGCAACACCATGACCGACCCAAACCTCGTGGTAAGAATCAACTGCTGTCGCTCGAATCAATTCAGCTGGCGCTCCTGCTGAGTCAACTGTGGTGAAGTTGTTATCCTTAATAACAGTTCTAATGTAGCCTTGGTTATTTTGCTGCATTACGTAAGCAGCTTTATCTGTGCGCCTAATTAGCATTTTCATATCACTTGAAGCGCTAGGTAATGCAGGTGTTTTTAACGAAACAAAGTTTGGCTTACTGCGTTTGTACACACCGTTCAATATTACATTTCGCAAATCCCCAGTGGAAACAACCTTTCCTGATGTGCTGCTTATAGATTTTCCCGACATATTGACAGTGCCAGAAACTGAAAAGTCAGAGCTAAAAACAATTTCTTTTACTTCTGTCGAGATTGCTATTTTATTCAATATTGTCGTGGCATCACCGGAAACAAAGCCAAACTCGACATCGTAAACAACTTGCTTTGCAGCCTTAGTAAAGCACCCAACTCCAGCCCCGCTCCAGTCCAGCAAAGTAGCAATATCTCCACTCGTACCGTCCCAAGCTGCAATAGCCTCCGGAGCGATTACAGTGCCGCCATTGTGATCAGCTTTGCTTCTCGATGAGTCATAATAAAACTGACCGCCACCAACATCTGAGCCGACATAAAAACCTTTTACATTTAGTGTTACACCATCAATTTGCGGCAACTCTTTTATGCCTGCGTATAGGGTCTCTGAGTCAATAAGGGAATCAACCCTATCTTTTATGTCAGACCCCTTCATAACGCCGCAGGCTGGTAATTTAGTTAACATATAACCACCTCATCACAATCAATTACGTTATCGCAAAGGACAACACCATAAACATTTTGCCAGCTATTACCTTGCAGTGGTGTGCTATTTTGTGCACCATCACCGACAATTCGACCCTCGTAATCTAAAATGTCCCAAGGCATATTACACCGCCAATTTTACGTTAACTTCACCTTTGATATGGGCTGCGTATGCAATAGCTTGAACATCGCCCGCAGCGTTTACAGCTTCAGCATAAGGCTTGAGCTTGTTGCGGTCTTTTAAGATTGGCAAGCTAGTTGATGACTGCAACCAAATATCACCGTTGCCGACATTCTGAATCAAAATTTTATCTCCGCTAGTGATACCTGATGCGATGACTTCGGGGTCTAGATATAAATCAACCAGCTCATTAGCTGGCAGTAGTACATTAGGCATTTTCAACCTCACTTAAATTTGGGAAAAACTTGTCATTAATTAGTGCGTATTCGTTGCCGCTACCAATTGGCAATGTGTTAGGCATTACAGATGGGTCAACGTTAATCAATAGCTGCTCCATTGCTCGCATACCTTGACTTGATATAACACCCAGCTCCGGCGTAACTGGTCGACCGTATACTTGGCAAAACTCAGTACATAGCATTTTTTTAACTGGGCCAGCTAATTCAATCGATAAGCCAGAATCATCAGAGTGTTTGCTCTCGCCATAAACGGTAGGCTGAATGTAACCAGTATCCATAGTGATTGATATTTGCGCCATGTAATCATCTAGCGTGTCGATTGCCAGCTTGATTTCTTCCGGCTCTGGCGTAGTTGTTAACCCGCTGATGCGTAACAAGCTAAACATGCCGTTAACTATGTCACCTTTACTCACCATCTTTAGCAGCCTTCTTTTTTGGCGCTTTTACTTTGTCAATGTGATCAACAAAACCAAGCGATTCAAAATCAGCTTTAAAGTCAGCGGCAATTACACAGCGAATAGGCTCAGCACCTTTTTTAAACTTAAACATTGTAATGTGCATAAAATCCCCTTACAAAAAGGGCGCGGTGTTTAGTCGCGCCCGCATATAGTTATCAGCTAGCTATTACGCTTTGCCGTGTAACTGCATACCCCAGAATGGGTTGAACACTGCGAAAGTTGGTAACAGGTCAAAACGATATTGATTCTTGTTGCCTACTAGGTCAGAGCCTTTAGTCATTCGGATTGACACGCCGTTGTTATTAATAACCATGCTGTCTTGGCTATGTAGCTTAGGCAATACAACTGAACCCATGCCGACAAAGCCTTCGCAGTATGCAAGACCTGGGCGGTATGACTTATCAGCAGTACCAAGCACAGTTACAGCATCGCCACTAGTTAGCGCTCTGCTTACTGTGTTGAACGCGCCATTTACGCCAGCCTCATTGATTGCTGCGCCAGAAACACTGACAGTCATGTTACCTGAGCCGTCTGCAACCGCATCAGCTAAAACAGTCAATGTAATTGGGATACCTGCACCTGACTCACGAACGATTTTACGGTTACGAGAATTAACAAGGAATGAGCTTGCAAACTGTAATTGCTGACCAGCTTTTAACGTACCAGTGTTAGCGGTTGCGCCTGTGATGGTAAGCGTCATGCGGTAAGAATCTTTGTAGGCTGTGTAAGTAGCTGCCGGAGTTGCGCCAAGCGTTAAGCCTGCACTTTCTGAGCCTGATGTGTACTCATCAAGGTTGTTAGTTGTCATTACTTGATCGAAACCAGCAAAGCCCGACTTGATTACCGCACCAGCCCAAGCTGAATTTACTTCTGGGTTAACGCCCAATTGAGTTTGCTTGTCAGCAAGATTAACCTCATCAAATGAGTTGATAGCAGCATAGCGACGACCAGACGGCGCACCGATTTCTTTAAACACAGCGCCAGCTCGTGCAACATCAGACCATTGTGAGATAGCCGTATCAGGTGAACCAGACACTAATGCAGCATTGCGCGTCATGTAAGCGGCTAATTCAGACTCACACTCAGTTACCATATCTTCGGCGATAGGCTTCATAAGCTGGTCTAATTGGTCAGCTTCAAGAGCCTCCTCAACGCGAGTATTTTCTACGAATACAGTAATAAAGCCGTTAGGTGATACTTCACCGAAAACTTTACCGGTACGCACTGGGTTAGCATCGCCAGATGTAAAGTCACCTGATGCGCTACGTTGTGGCACGTACTGAGCTGGACGCTTCATCGCTACCGGAGTAGAGCCGCCACCTGTGCTTGCATCAATGTCGTTTACTAACTGCTTTGATACAGTGTTCATTAAGACGGTTTCAGACTCAAACGCTTTGATAAATGCGCGAGCCAGTTTAGGGTTGGTATTACTTGTATAGTTATTTGCCATGATATTTAGACCTTAAATTATAAAATTTCGAATGTTGGGTATTTGGTTAGGAAATCATCAACTTCCTTGACCCCACCACCTTTAACAACCTCAACAGGCTCGGGCGCTTGAGAGACTTTAGGCGTTTTACTTAATGCCTTTTGTTTAATCTCCGTGGCAATCCGAATGCCTGCGCTTACAGGGTCTAACGATAAAATCTCGTGCATTTCTGCCGGATTATCAGCTAGATATGTGGCAATCTT